TTTATATGTTTCATCTACCTCTAAGAACTCTGTTTCATTAGTCATTGGATTAGGATAACTAATTATCTTAATAGTTCTTCTGGATTTCCAACAACCATAATACAGATCAACATAGTGAGTAACACCATCTGTACTCTTACTATTCTGTACTAATCTATTCCACAGCATCTGTCTTGGTGTACCATCACCATTAAGACCAGCTTCTATTCTTTCTATTTCTTCTTTAGTTGCTGCTTCATAAAACAGATCAACAAAATCTGATACAGATATTCTTAACCAAGTTGTTGCCCATTCTTTATCTTCTACAAGACCTTCATTACCAGTCTCACAAGCTGTACCAAGTGTACTTAGCTTTCTATAATCAATAGTATTATGATTGATAAACTTCCAGCTATAACATTCTCCTGCTATAACCCAATCCTTAAACATTTTCTTAAACTTCTCTTTGAGCTTAAGATCAAGCTCCAATACTCTTAATGCTTTATAGCCTTGTATAGCTTTAGCATCTTTAAAGTTAGTTTGAAGTTCTGTAATTACTTTTGATGGATCAGGAATCTCTAATGTAGGAAGGCTAGTCTGTTGTATCTTATTATACTCATTTACAATACGCTGTTCTAGATTCTTTTTAAATACTGAAAATGCCTCTAAATTAAAGGCGTTCATTACTTCTTCTCCATCTAGATTGATTACATCGTATCTATACAGCTTTCTATTCCATTCACCTATAAGAAGATCTATATTAGGTCTTATGATATTATAGGCTCTTAATCTAGCAGGAAACTTCTTATAAGCATCCTTTTTACTATTAAGAGGGTTAGTTACATAACTAAATATCTTATCATCTATTCTGTTATTGTACAGGTCGTACAACTGTGCTTTAGTTAGCTTTTCTTCCTCACCAGGAGGTTGAACTACACTAGCCCCAAAATTGGAGTTCCTTATATAATAGTCTAGATTATCTTTTACCCAACAGGCATCATCTGCCATCTTTTCATCGTAACTAATTGTCTGTGGAGGTCTTTCTCCGTTGATACCATACTTAATTGTTCTTTTGGGTTTTTTATCTAGTGTATCGTTTTTCATAGTTACTATATAATAGCTTCACCATTTAACATCATCATGTTACTAGGATTTGTATTACTTCCACCAAATAGCACTCTGTTACCTATTAAAGATTTCCTTCTCTTCTTCTCTATTTCCTTCTTCTTTACTATCGTTCTCTGCTTTAACATTGCTTGAAATACAAGTCTTGCAGATATTCTATCAAAGTTACCTTTGTCGTTAAAGTGCCTTAGTTCCTGTAAATATCCTAGATCGTAAATATAATGTAAATTCCAGATTTCGTTACTATTTTCGTCTAAACCTACTGGAGTTTTTAACCAATCGCCCAAATAAGTTATTAACAATCCTTTGTCATCATCACTAACATCCATGAAGTAGTTTCTATTCTTTCCTTGAACCATTATCTCCTTTGAGTTTATGTTAATTGGTTCAAACTCTAGTCTATGTAACTTCCTTCTAGCTCTTGCAAAATCAAGTAATCCTTTACCACCACCAGCAATTTCAGACTGTATAGTTGCATTGTAATAATCTGCTAAATCAAGAACTGCTTGATAGAAATCATCAGTCTTATTAGGTCTACCTACAAACCATGCTACTTCCTTATCAGTAACATCTTTAAAATGTACACTCTTTTGCTTGTAAACAACAGCAACACCTAGAGATGTTCTATCTTCTGCATTGTCTTTATAATAAGGGTCAACTACAATTAAATATACTCCTGATGGTATAACTAGCTTATCAATATTATTTTCTACAACATGTACTCTCTGTGGAGGCTGGACCATAGTAATACAACCTCTAAGATCTTCATTATTTTTATGGGGATAGTAATCTATTACTCTTACATCTGTTCTAGATTTAGGTTCAAATCTTAAACCTTCTTCTGGATGAGGTACTAATATACCATAATTAAGAGCACCTTGTATCTTCTTACTAGACTTAACAAATGTTTCCTGTAACTTAATTGCTGCTAATGGAAAATCAGTATTAGAAGGTCTTAAGAAAGCATGTGCAAGAATAGATGGAAATTCAGCTAGATGTTGATCTAACATCTTCTGATTGTTAGCTTCTTTAAGCTTTTGAATTATATCATTATCATACTCAATAGCTTGTTCCTTTAGAGTATTACCATCTAAATCAATAAAGCTAGGGTTAACCATATAATGTGGTACAAACACACCACATTCTCCAGCTTCTACCCCTTCTTCCCAATCATTATGAAATGCAAGCATATCATAAGAAGAAGGATTCTCTATAATCCTTTCTAATGATTCTATACTTGCTCCTCTTTCTTCACCACCTGTTCCAAAGATAGATATTTGTCCTGTTATAGTTGCTCCTTCTTTAACAGAAGGAAACAATATACCTACTGCTCTTTCAAGGGCTGGAAAGCTTCCTGCTTCTTCAAACACCATCTTATTACCTTCCTTACCCCTTATCTTGTCAGCCTTATTAATAATAACACCAATAATCTGACTACCTGTACCTTTAATGGCTCCGCTCTTATCCTTATAAGTAGCTTTCTGATTCATTAAAGTACTCTCTTGCATCCTGTTCTTAAACCACCAACCATCTGTATGCTGATTTAAAAACTCTAGATCAAACTCAACCTTATTAAGGATACCATCATTAGTAAGATATTCTTCTATAGAAGCAAAATAATAACTCTTACTACCTGGTACTAGATGATAGTTATATACTCCATCTGCTCCTTCTTTATATGAAAAACCTCCTCGTCTAGCCTTTGCACATGCTAGATGTAGACCACCACCATAAGTACGTAATTCTAACTCATCTGGTATATATAAACCATTTTCTCCTTTTATCTTATTAGGTACAGGATTTCTCCATAGGTTAAGTTTAACTAACTGTTCATGATTACAACCCCACCAAGCTATTTCTTTGTACCAGAACCAGTCATAATCCATCTCCCAAAAAGCAGGAAAATCATAATCTTTTGCTGCTATCTTTGTTCCCTTCTTCTCATCTTCAATACGTCTTAGTTGGGTATAGTTCATGTAGAAGTAATGTCTTCCTGTGATCTTTACTCCTCCAACACTATACCCCTCTAAACATCTTTTTTCTTCTTCTTCCCAAAACTCATACCAATCTTTAGTACCTATAGGTGCATCAGTAAATCTGCCGTACCTTTTAAAGAAAAGGGCAGCCCTGCGAAACTCTCTCGTATTAACAAACTTAGGCCCTATGATTGTTTCTATCTTCATAGTTTAACAAATATCTTATATTCGTATATACTGTCCTCCTTAAGACCAGCTTGACTTGGATGGGGATCATGATACATTTTACCATTTTGGTATATTACTACATGACTTACTCCTCTAGGTGATGTACCACTTGCTAGATAGAACTCATTTGGATGATCCTTTAACCATAAGTCTATATCATATTCTGGTAATATATTTTCTTTATGAGGATAATAATGTTTAATATCATAACCCTGACTAACTACAAAAGTATATAAAACCAAATACCATAAATTTAACCTGTTGAGAGTTAGTTCATTCATTCCTTTCTCTTTTGTATACAGAGGCTCATAATGTTTAAGTATCCTATTATATTCCTCTGCTTTCCAATACATTGTAGAGAAATCTGGTACCTCATCAATAGGTAAATCTAATACACAGGCAATAGCTGTCTGTAAACAGTTACCTGTCTTATGTGTAGTTACTGTTCTAGTTTGTATTAACTTTTGCATCAGTTAAATATTCGTTTACCGTCAGGTCTTGCTGTCATACTATCTTTATCTTCTCTTTCTCCTTTCTGACTATTTCCTCTCAAACTTTTATCTTCTGCCATTTCAGCTTTAACCTTCTCTTCCAATTCATTAACCATCTTAATAGTAGTAGGAAGTTCATTAGCTCTTTTAGTAAGAGCAGTAACAGCTTCATCCAGTACAGTAAGTGCTGATTTACCCTTTTTCTTCCCCTCTTCTGGTTCAGATAAAGCAGCTATATCTAGATTAGCTATTTGAGCATCTATAACCTCTCTAAACTTTCTAACAAATCTAATTGAAGTATGTAGACCTTCTCTAATCTCTCTTAATGCTACAAGCGAAGGAGCCTTTTGAAGATCTTTATATTTGACTACTGCTGCTAATAGATCTAGATCAGTTTCTATATTAAAATTATCATCTAGATCAGCATTTTTAATACATTCTCTTAATTTATCCTCCTCAGAATAGTTATTAAACTTGCTACGGTAATCACAATAGTGATAAAGGAACGTAAACTCTTTGATACTTTGTTCATGATTCTTTTTATTTCTTACTATAATAGCTTTAAACTCCTTTATAGTACTTATCCACTCCTCATCGAGTTTTACAAGTCTTGTCTTAGGATCAATTACAAATAACTGCATATTAAATCTTAGGTTTCTTCATACTATTTACAATCTGAGCCTTTTTATGGTTAACTCTTATCTTACCCATATAAGGTAACATAACTGTTTCTAATGCTCCTGTTCCAATTACCTTAGCTATAAAATCAGATTGTACCTGCATGAACTCCTTTACTCTATGTACAGGTATATTTAATTCGTGTGCTACTTCTTCATATAGTTCTTCGTTAATAACTTTTCTATTTTCATTTACCTCTTTCCAATTCATATACATTGATTGTTACCTTATACAATAGATCATTTTCATCCTTTGCTTCGTGTATTGAACACTCTATAATAGCTATACTATAGCTATACTTTTGTCGTAGTCGTCTATAAATAGACTTAGCTTTCTCCAAATAAGCTAGGGCATCATTAAGGTCGTTAGAAAAATTAACTAGAACTATCATTCTACAAAGTAACAACCAATAACCAATTAAATACAAATAAAAAAGAGAATATTTTACATATTCTCTTTCTTCTACTACTCATAAGCCTTAATATCTACTGGAGCTAGTGGAGGATCACAATTATCTTTACCACCATAAAACTCCAATATATAATGATACTCCTTCTGCCTTTCTTCTTTACCTCCTCTTACATTAGCTTTATAAACTATATGAGCGTTCCATGTATCATAAACAAACACTAAAGACCTATTCTCCTGAATTAGGCTGTATCTCACTAGATACCTTTTCTTCTGTTCGTACTGGTTCTGATTCATTAGCAGTAGGATTTTGTTTTTTGTATTTATAACTAATAATAGTATGTGCTATTGCATTATAGACCAAGCTCTTTAACATAGCATCATATAACTGAAACTTCCAACTCTTTTCATCTTTAGCTTCCTTATCGTTATCAAACACAACACCAAACTCACTTACCTTAACCCACACTCCTTCTATCTTCATGCTAAAGGTTAATACAGCAGAACCAATATAAATGGTATTAGGTATTCTTTTCTTACTTAAATCTAACTTGAAGTCTACCTCCATACCTTTCTTCTGTGCTTCCTTCTTATAAGCTATCAGTTGTCTTCTAATACTATCATCTAGTACATCACCTAACTGAATACGCTTAATAAAATCACTCCATGCTTTATCTCCAGCTTCATCAAGTGTTTTTACATCTGCTTTAGCCTTAGCTTCTGCTTCTTCATCAGATAACCCCTTCATTCTATATTCTTTGGCTATCTGTTCTACTCTATCAGCTTCTTCCTGAGTTAGAGTACTTCTTACTTCTTTAATTTGCTCTTGTTCCTGCTCTTTAGTTAATTCTGACATAAGTTGTTTAATTTATTTTGATAATACAATTCATATTTACGATCTATTAAATAATAATATACAAGTTGCTGCACATCAGTCATAAAAGTTCTAGGTCTATGATACAATTTACCAGCTTCTCTACTTATATTAGCATGTAACAAACTTCTTTCATACTCCAATCTAACATATACATCATGTAATGTTAGTTTTTCTTTCTTGTCTTCTTGAGGTACATATTTTACTAACTCCTTTAAGAGATCATTAAATCTAATCGTAGCGTAGTTATAAGAGTTTTGTAACTCTCGCATTTCCTCTAGTATAGTCATATTGGTACAACTTTAGAAATATTTCCCTCTTTGATCCAACGGTATCCAGGTAAAGGATTACCCAAATAATCCAGATACTTTTTGTTTTCCTTATCTTGCTCTGTCTCAGGTGGAAAACTATAATCCTTAAGACCTTTAAGTAGAGGATTACCTTTATGTCTATCCTCTATATCTTGAAGATATGCTTCCTGTTTAGCTCTCTTCTCTTTGTGTCCTGTTCCCTTAA